GTTTCCCAGTCACGATCTGCATCGGTGCTGGATCGTGATAGTAGTTTTGAAGGTTCCTATATCCGTTTTCCGCTTTTGACGCTAAGTCCCCTCGTATATTTATTTCATATTCACCAGCAAGTTCCATTGCCAAATTATAAGCAACTGGTAGGTAATGATTATCAGGATAAGGCAGGGCATCAGTTAAAACCATATCAACATGATTAAGCTTTATCCCTTCAAGCTCCCATGCGATCAGCAACCCATTAAGCACGTCTAGGGCATCTTGGGCTTCGGCAGCGTCCGGCTCTTCCTGCGTTTGCAGAATACCAAGCTCTCGCAAACTTTTTTTAATTACATCTAGCGCGGTTCTGCTCATTTTAAGCCTCAGTGTTAAAAGGAAGGGGGCTTCTAGCCCCCTTCCTTTGCCTTCTTTCTTAGCCTTAGTTAGCAATCAACCGACAAGCCAGTTGTGGGCGAATGGACTTAAAGCCATACAGCACATCAAACCGCGACTTGAACTTGTCATCAGCAACGTCATAGTCACGAATAAATCGCATGGAAATACCATCCATAACTTGACGTGATGCCATGTCAGTACCACGAGGCAGCTGCAAATCAGCTGTTGCAAATGCAAATGCATCCTTATGGAAAGCCAAAGACTGATCGTACGAAGCCGATGCTCCGCCAATTACTTTAACGATCGCCTGGTTATTAGCGGCTCCGTTAGTGACATTTTGACGGCCACCTGTAGCAACAATAGCTGGACTAATTGACAACGAAGTAGCAGACGCGCCGGAATCAGCAGTTACAACAAACTTCTGAAGCTGCCCTGTGCTTGCCTTGGTTTCCGGGTGAACACGATTAACACCAGCAATAGTGATAATATCGCCCTTCAGAAACGTGGTAGTCCCAGTGTCAACAGTCAATGTTGAGCCGGTCTGAGCAGTCGCGTCATTGGTCAAGTAACCAGTGGTTGCAGCAGCCGTTCCGGTCGTATGACGTGGCATCAAAGTGTTTTCATACCAATCAAACCCACCAGTGCGCCCGAGCATACCTTCTCGATACTGCTTTGATATGTTAGATGCCGACTGAAACAATCCTTTAGTGTCAGTCAAAAGGTCAACATTAGACTGAGTGTCCAGGCATACGCAACGCTGACTAGTTGGAGATAGGTTGTCAGTTAATACCTTGCGAGCATCCCAAACGTCTGTCAAAGCCATTGCAGAGCCTTCAGAACCAGCTACGTTATGAACGTCCTTGTACATTGCCAAGGAATCGCTTTCCATAGTAGCCGCTAGAACAGACATGGCCGGTTCAAGATGACGAGATGCAAATTGATCAATGTCAAGCGCAAGCTCGGATGAAGAAAATTCGAAATCAACACCCTTTTGAGTGCTAACCGTCAAATCTACCTTGGCGTTTTCTACGTCTTGAGCTGAATATGTTGCGCCAGTACGAACGCTGAACTCGTTAGGTAACCGAATTTGCAACGTGTCGCCAATCTTGGCCCCGTCTTTTGCAAAACGATCATCATACTGAGTGTTAATGTTAGAAATGAAGTTCAGCTTTTGATGAAGAATTCGCTGAGCCTCGTTGGTGATAATAGTTGATGTTAAGTTAGTGTTAGCCATGATTTAATTTCCTATGTGTAACCCCTTTTATCCAAAAGCTGCTTATTCCGCATTTCCCGCCATTGCTCAGGCGTCATTTTATCGGGGCTTGCAGCTGGCGGTTCACCGCCGCCGTTTATCGGCTCAATAGGAGGAGGGGCTTGTGATACAGTTTTTGCTTTCGGCAAAGAAACCTTTGCTTCAAGCCGCCCAATTTCGAGAGCTTGCATCTGTGGAGGAAGACGGGATATACGATCTGCTTCACCAGGGTTTTGACCCAAATGGTAAAGGACTTCTGGACCTTTTTCGACGGCCATAAGTGCTTCGGCCATCGAATCGGTTACAGAAAGATCGTTTCTATACGCTACATCGTAAAAATCGTCTTTGGTCTCTGCGAAATCAGATGACTTGGCATCAAATGCCGCCCTCTGATGCGCCAATTGCTCTTGAGTCTTTGACTTTTCAGCCTCTTGCTCCCGAGCAGAAAGACGTTGATCGACCTGCTTATCAATATTGCCCTGCACCCACTCAGCCATAGCCTGTTGATACCTGCCTTCGTCGTATCCAACACCCTCTAAAGTAGGGGGCACTGACTCCTTGGGCTGCTCGACAGGCTGGTTATTAGGCTGTTGTTTTGATTGCGTTGCAACATCGCGCCAATAATCACGCTCACGCTCTGCGCTTCTCCAATTATGCGTTAGCTCTCCAATGCGTTTTTGAGCACCTTTCGGCTTCGCGGGAGCATCTTCAGGCTGCGCCTGTTCCCCGTTTTCTAAGGGTGCCGACTCCTTAACTTCTTCGACTTGCGCCTCATCCGAGGCTTGGGCGGCGTCAGGTTCGCCGTCAGCAACTTGCGTCACTTCTTCCTGATTTCCTTCTTCACTCATGGCGGATAACTCCGATAAAAGCGTTAGTAACCGACTAACGAACGGTCCTTATTGCTAAGGTTAAATCTATTTTAAATTGGACTTACTACCTGGTTAAGCACATTCACAGCCGTGCCAACAGCAGGCGAACCCGTTACATCAGCAGCCTCAGCGCCACGCTCATAAGCGTTTTGCTCGATTGGCTGCATACCTTGGCGCAAACCTTCGGTTAAAGCCCCTTGAATGCCGTCTCCTTCAGCCAGGGAGCGCATAAAGGCCGTTTGGCCCTGCATAAATTGCATTGGCATGTCCATCCGCTCAAGTCCGGCAAAAATAGCAGCTTTAAGCGTGTTTATCTGTTTCTGAAGCTGTGGGCTTCTGCCTCCGTTTTGGCGTCGCCGTATATACCGATTAGCACGCCTTGAGCGCTCCGCTACGGCTTGCTCAATAAGCGCTTGCTCATCACGGCCAAGGATTGAGGCATTAGCTTCATCGCTACCTAATAGCGCTCCTGTGCCTATGCCAGCGGCAGCGGTTCCAGCAAGTAAGTTGGCTGAATCCTTCTTGGCTGGGGCGAATGCGGCATCTGAATACCGAAGCCCCTTTCCGTCAATAGAAACAAGAACGTCGCCCTTAACCCCATCACTCATCGCATCGTCTGTGTTTCTTATAAGAAGCGATCCAGCTCCCTGATCAGACAAATCCTCCAGTGCTGCGTCCAAATACATTTGGCCACCATCGGACCTTGCTGGAATGTTGGCGTATTCCTGCCAGTCTATTTCAGCCTGCCTTGTTGGTCGATAATAAAATTCATCCACCCTTGGAGCCATCCCGGTTTTTCGAGACGCCTCTTCTGCAAACCCACGCGCCGCATTTTGATCTGAATGCAAGAAAAACCCACGTTTTGCAGCCTCGCTTTCAGTAACGCTTCCAAACTTATTAGGATCAATCTCATCAGGCCTAATATCGCCAGCAGTGCCGTGATACCAGCGGATTGCGTAGCCCTGTTCAGATACGCTATCTAACTGTTTCTTATAGGTTTTTAGAGCTTTGTTTAACTGAGAAAGTTTACCCATTATGGTATAATACCCCCTATGACTAGACAACTTTTGATCGTATCAGGCGAAGACAATGGGCAGCCTTTTTATACAGGCAGTGAGTTTTGCTTTAACCCACCCATTTGCACTCGCGCCGCCCCCAAAATGAGCGACATATTTCTGAATCGCGGCCTAGATAAATGTATTCGCATCTGCACCCAAAGAGGATGGGATTTTAAGCTGATAGAACTACTTACCCATTGAGCATGTCCACGATTCCCGCCTCAGTTGCGGCATTCTCGATTTCTTGAGCTTCGGCTTCTGTCATATCCCGAATGCCTTTAGCCATTTTTGAGAATGTTTCTGCCTTTTCTTTGTCAAAAGAAAGCTTCTTAACCATCTGCTCTTCTGCTTGCTGCGCCTCTACTTGAGATCGCATAACCTCTTCCTCTTCTGGCGTGAGGTCTTTTTCAACCATGCCGGGGGGCAAGGTCTTTTCAAGCCGATCTCCAATCTCATCAGCTCCTGGCCAATCCATTGCCTTGGCAACAAGATCGCCAGCAACTTGAGCGGCTTGAGGGAACGCCTGCATGAATGCCATCATAGATTCAGCTGCTTCCATTCGCTTAGTCGCGTAAGAAGGACCAACCGTAACGGTCACGTCGTATTTACCACGCGTCAGGTCGTTAAGCAACGCTGGTAAGCCATCTTGTCCAAGCCCAGGCTCATTGATCTGAACCGTTTGAGATGAATCATCCTGCCCGAGTATTCTGACTGCTCGCTGTGTATCGTAAACATAAGGAATCAAGCCAATAACAATCCGGCCTGTTAGCTCAATGCTTCGAGCCAGGTTGTCCACCCACGCATAAGTTGAAACATCGCCCTGTCTCTGCCTGGCAATGATCGCTCTACCGCTATTCTCATTGGACCGATTACCCAACGAAGCGTCATAAATGCCAGTAGTCGCTTTCAGATCATCAACAGCCTGTGCCGCTTGTTGTAACTCAGCAGCGTTTACAGCCGCTGGCGCATTTCTTTGCGGTGCCCCAGGTGCAGACGGATCAGGATTGTACGGAATAAAAGCCCGGTTATCTGTGTTTGCAGAATTCCAAAACCTCTCAAGCCCTTTGAACTGCTCAACCGTACCAATGTAAGGAGCTTTTGGGGCAAGAGCTACCTTTTCCGTAATGGTGGTCTGCCAATAGTTGTATTGGCGTTGTGCGTCCTTAGCGTAGCGGATCAATCCCCTTCGCCGTGATCTATTGCCGATAAATTCCTCGGGACCAAACACTGGAACAATCGGAATGAACTCGCCGGGGAATACTTCAGGCCCCTCTAAAACTTTGTGGCCGCTCATCACATAACGAACAACCTCATAGCTCTTGGTTTCGGCAACGTCTTGAACTTGGTCATATGTTGCAGGGTCTAGTTCTTCCCAGTCAACACGACGCCCATCAGCCATCAGAGCGATGTGCTTTATCTTCGGCTTCTTGCACCAATATTCAGCTAGACGGACCTTGTCACCCTCCATCCAGTCCGAACAGTCATTACGCTTAAACTCGTGTTCCCAGTCGGCATCTAGTTCTTTTGGGTATCTATCTTTAAACGCCTCTTTTGTGATCCACTCAACGACAAAGCACCAATTGCCATCTGTCTTGTCGTAGCGTTTTGCATTCGGATCAAAGTAGACAGCAAACGGCGATACGATCCGCTCTATATGTATGTCTTGAACGAATGGGTCTTTATGATCGCGCTTGGTGGAAATACGCCATGCCCCTTGGCCGCCAGTGACTGCATGTTCAAAAGCCGTTAGATAAGCGGTTGATGCTTGCGAATAACTTTCGATATGTCTAACTAGGCCCTCAATAACCTCTGCCGTGTCCTGATCGGCAAAATCATCGACAGGATGAATCTTTATAGAAGGCTTGTTTTGTCGCGCATCGCCGACCACCTGAGAAATAAACTGAGGCAACCGATTCATGGTTAAGCAAGGGCGTCCATCAGACTCACGCTGACTCTCGACCGAATCAGGCCACTGCTCACCAGCCGCAAAGCAAAAATCCTCTTCCATCAAAACACGGTCTTCGCGCTCGAATTCTTCAGCAGTCTTAAATCTAGTTTTGGCTTCTAAATGGGTGTCATCTTGCTTCATTATTAGCCCATCCATCCGCCAGAAACTGTTTCTGGGTCATATTCATAATTTGGGGGTTTAGTTGGCGGCTCATGGGCAACACACATTAAGCCGAAAGCATCTGCACCATGACTTGCCCAATCATGTTCCGGCCCAAGTCCGATGTTTCGGGTTTCGTCTTTTCTTTCGTGATACCAACCAAGCGCATCTAAACCAGCTTTGCATCCATTTTCGTCAAACCACATCTGACTGAATAAACGACGGCCTTCCTCGACCCGCTTCATTGCAGCGCCTTTGCCTTGGTTTGGAATTACAGTCACATCGTAGCCTGCGTCATTGAGAGCGGATTCGTAAGATACCGAGTAAACACGGTCATTTGTCCCGCCATCATGAGGCAACCAGATTTGCGACTTATCTGGCGTATAGCCATTGGCTCGCATCCATGCTAGATGAGCGCCAATCGGCTGACCAACCGCTTCGTAATACTTGAGAATTCGTATTTCTTGCCCAACAAACTGAGCCGCCCACATTGAAAATGCATCGGCCTTGGCACCAGTGCCGCCAATATCGACAAACAAACGAACAGTCATTAAGGGGTCAGCCCCAACGCGACCAATACGACCATCGCTTCTAGCCTGGGCTAAATTCTTAGCGTAATAAGCACCATCGGCAACCGTTATATATCCGCCTTCCCAAATGTGGTCATACTGATCAGAGGCAGACTCCAAGCAGTCTAACCGCTCTTGCTCTAATACCTGTGGAAACCAATGGTTATCAGACCAATTAGCTTGGACAACTACAGCGCCAGTTGGAATATTGCTTCTGAGCATTACGTCAACAGGATCATTTTTGCGCGTTGGATTCCAGCTAAACCAAAGTTCTGATCCTTCTTTGCGGATCGTTGGCCTAAGTAGCTTCAATGACGTGGAAGAAAGTGTTTGGGCCTCTTCAACCCATGCTATATCAAACCCCTCTAGCGACTTGATCGACTCAGCCGTGTGGTCTTGCATCCCAACAAAGATAATGACTCCACCGCCAGGCGTTTTAATCTGATCGTTTTGGACCTCAAACATTGAAGCAAGACCAAGCGAATTTATCTTATCCTCGATCAGTTTCTTTGCTGACTCTTTGAGGCTCTTTTGTATCTCACGAATACAAACAATTCGAGACCCCGGATTTACAAGAGCATATTCGACTGCTAACTCAGCAAAGAAATGGCTTTTGCCGCTCCCCCTACCTCCATAAGCACCTTTATACCGAGACGGACTTAACAAAGGCTCAAATACAGGAGCCGTTTTAATCTTTAACGATGATTCGTTCAATTTTGGTTATAGTCAGCGGCGAGTCTTCATCACCACTGATTTCCATTGACTTTAAGTCTGGAAGGTACTTATTCATCAACTTAATACGCTGATCGTTTGCAATCCTGAGCGCATTTAACTCTTGCGGAGTCATATTAGCCCCCTGCTCGATCGAGGATAGGATATCGATCGTGACTGGGAAAC